TGGAGAAGAAACACCAGTAAGAGTAATTAAGGATTACGATCTGGTAGAGCTTTCTTTGGTCGATAATCCAGCTAATCAATTAGCAAATGTTTTTTCAATTGAAAAAGTAAATGGAAAAACAGTAATCAAGGGAATTGCAGCGGATGTAGTTCCAGAAAATATTTATTGGTGCAAGACAGATTCAATTGCACTAACATCAACTGAATCATCATGCTCATGCGAAACATGCGGTTGCGAAATGGAAACAATTGGTTGGGTAGAAAGCAATGATGTTAATAAAGCAGAATCAATTAAGTTAATTGTTGATTCATATCTAAAAAAGAATTCTGAAGGTGAAGACTTTTCAGGAGAACGTCGTGAATCTAGCGGCGACGTTATAAATAACGCAGCCAAAGAAGGAGGTACAGAAGTGACAGATACAGAACTTCAGGCAGAGGCTGTTGAATCAGTAGAAGCTGTGGTTGAAGAGACCCCAGCAGCTGACGCAGCAGAAGCTGTCGCAGAGGCTCCAGAGGCGAAAGAAGAAGAGACTGTTGTTGAAAAAGCAGCAGACGTTCAAGAAGTCGCCGTTGAAGAGCTTGACATTTCTAAGAAGATTGACGAACTCAAGTCATTCTTCACTGAATCATTCACAAAGACTGCAGCAGATAATGCAGCAGGTCTTGACACAGTACGCACAAGCGTAGAAGAGCTTGTTAAGGCATCAGATGCAAAGATTGCTGAGCTTGACAAGAAGTACAACGAGATTTCTGAGGTTATCAATTCTCTCAAAGAGGGATTTGTAGCAACAGAGAAAAGAATTGATGCAGTCGAATCAGACACTGCAATCAAGAAGTCAGCAGACCTCGGCGGGTCTAAAGATGAACCCATTAATAAGAGCAAGTGGGGCGGAACATTCATCGGTGTACGCAATGAACTCTAAGACCAAATAAAGAGAGAGGTGAAAATAAAAATGAGCAATGAACTATTAGAAAAGGCAATTCAGACAACTGACCTTGGTACATCCGCAGCTGACTCAGCTCGTGGTGGTTTGCTAAAGCCAGAACAGTCTAACCGTTTCATCGACTACATGTTCGATGCAACAGTTGTCACAAAGTTTGCCAGAACCATTCGCATGCGTTCTGACATTCAAGAAATTGACAAGATCGGTGTTGGCGAAAGAATTCTCAAGGTTGCAACTGAAGCTACAGACACAGCTGCAAACCAGAGCGTTGTATTCGCTAAGATTTCTCTTGCTACCAAGAAGCTACGTCTTGACTGGGAACTCTCTTCAGAGTCTCTAGAAGACGGCATTGAGGGCGCAGACCTAGAAGACCACATCGCAAGAATGATGGCTACACAGGTCGGAAACGATGTTGAGGATCTAGTCCTTAACGGAGTTGGAACAGGCTCTGATCCACTATTGAAGGCACTTAAGGGTGTCGTTAACATCGCAAAGGACGAAGGTCACGTTGTAGATGCAGGCGGATCAACAATTTCAAAGGGTGTATTTAACGATGCACTTAAGAAGATGCCACGTCGCTATAAGCAGCGCCGTAACCAGCTACGCTTCCTATCAGGTTCAAACTTGATCCAGGATTACCTATACAGCTTGACAACAATTCCAGGAACTCCAGAAGATATCGCTTCAGGAATCGTCCGTGGAGATGTTGTTGCTAACAACGGAGCACCAGGAGGCGTAATCCCTTACGCATTCGGTATTCCAGTTGTCGAGGTTCCACTTCTTGATGAAGTACAGACAGGAACACACTCAGGAGCTTCAGGTTCACATGGAGATATCCACCTAACATTCCCAGATAACGTTATCGTGGGTGTTAAGCGTGACATCGTTGTGCACCGTGAGTTCAAGCCTAAGAAGGATACAATTGAGTACACTCTATTCCTTCGTGTAGGAACAGCAATCGAAAATCCAGATGCATTTGTTGTCGTTAAGAACGTCAAGATTGCAGCAGGATACGATAATCCAGATCGTGCAGCAGCTTACATCTCAGGTGGAAGCTACAACGCACTACCTGCAAACCGTCCATAATTTAAATTTAGGACAAAGTTTGGAAAGGGGTCCCCTTCTTTAAGGGGATCCCTTTCCTCTTATAGTGTGCAAAATGCTATAATTGTTATAAACGAACGGAGTTATGATGTCATTACAAGCATTAAAAGTATCAGAATTAAAAGAGATAGCAACAGAATATGGCGTAGATATAGCGGAAGCAAAGAATAAGGCGGATATCCTTGCAGTATTAGCAGAAGAAGGCGTCACAGATGAGCTACTAAATAATCTAGCTACTGTTCAAAAAGAAGAATTGCCCCCAGCACCAGCTTTTGCAGGGGCGGAAGAGATTGACGTATCAGACAAGACATTGGTAAAGATGGAAAGAATGAATAGGTCTTATGAGACACATGGGTATGAATTTACTCAAGAGCATCCATTTATATCAATGCCAATGACTTCAGCAATGAAGATCCTTGATACTGAAAAGGGATTTAGACTAGCAACACCATCAGAAGTAAAAGAGTTTTACTCATAGGAGATAGATCATGCCAGAGATATATTATGGTACAAATGGACCAATAAGCTTTAAAACGTATTACAATGGCGTAGCTATTGACCCTACGTCAACTCCAGTTGTAACCATATATAAAGGCACAGAAACCTCTGGCACAGTACTAACAGTAAACAACACAGACGTAGATGAAGGAAGCTTCTTCTGCTTTGTACCAGTTAACTCTACAACAAACTACGAGTACTTTAAGGTTAAGATAGAGTACACAATAAATGGAACTTCTTTTGTAGACTGGAAAACATATAATGTTTCAAGGCCATATGCTAATGTTGCAGAGATTGTAGAAGCTTCAGGATTCGGCACTGATAGATCAGATAGAAACTACAAGTCCTATGAAGAAGTAATGGCTGCGGAAAGATGGGCAAGATTTAAGATTAATGCTTATACTGGACAAAAGTTTGAGTATAAGTCAAAGCAAGTAGAAGTAATTGGCGACGGAACAGACGTCCTCTTGCTTCCTGAAAGAATTGAGTCAATATCAAAGATCTGGCAGAATGATGTACTAATATACGACGCTGCATCTGTTGATGGAAACCAATACGAATTTGAAATTACGCCAACAAATTATGCACTCAGATTTGTAAAAGATCCAGGCCTGGACATATTTGCCTCATATCCTTATGATACAACTATTCCAGAACCAGCATTTTTTAAGGGCGGAAATACCTATAAGGTATTAGGTATGTTTGGATGGTTAAATGTTCCATCCGAAGTCTACGATTCAGCAATAAGATTATCAAATGACTTCTTCTATCAGGATTCAGTCTGGAAAGAAAAGTATGTAAAGAGAATGCAGACTGGAGACTGGAACGTAGAAATATCGACTCAGGCATTTACTGGTACAGGAAACTCCATGGTAGATAGAATTCTTGAGCCACTAATAGTCAATCGCATGGTGATAATTTAATGTTTAATTCTCTGATATCGTCTACTCTTTATATGAAGATGGATATCTATGAGTCAACACTGACTCAGGATGAAATCACAAAGGCATTAAAGAGACAGTGGCTGTACAAGAAAACAGCCCAGTGCCTTGCAAGAGGCTACGTTTCAGAGACTTCAAAGACTTCTGGTAGCGGGGAAAAGGTCGGTGAGAGATATCAAGATATGGATTATCTTACTATTGAGACCGAAGAGCGATTAGTTAAGTCACAGAGAATAACCAATATTAGAAATCAAAAAGATGAGGTCATCTGGTTTGACCTTATTCAGAATAATTATGACACTCCAGTAATATATGAAGTTCAAGGTGTAATCCCAGTACTTGACCCATTTGGTTCAATTCTTTCATATAACGTAACAGTTAAAAAGTCGGAGGTACAGTCACTTGAAGGCTAAGATAGTATCTCAGATTAAATCAGCAGAAAAGGTTATGTCTGCTGGTAGAATTAAGACTGGCGTCATAGATGACATGGGATCTATATCAAAGATAGCAGCTTCAATATATTATCAAGCTGCATCACTTGAGTATCTAGTAAATTCAGCAAGAGCTCAAAAGGCAGTTAAAACAAAGATTTATAGCCAGATATCAAAAGACTTTGGCAATTATGTAGATATGCAAGCTCGTTCATATACTTCAAGATTACATCACGTATATGAGTGGAAGCGTGTTGGAAATCCAGCATCAAGACTTTGGAAGCTTAATATGGTTCCTGGAGCTGGCTATGACATGCAAATTAACTATTCATTTAAGCAATCTAGAACAAATGTTCCAAACACACGTAGCTTAAAAAAATATGTTTTTAAAGAGAAAGCAAGAATTATGGAATTTAGAATTCCAGTAACAATTCGTCCAAGATCTGCGGCAGGAAGACTTGTATTCGAGAATCAAGATGGAAAAACAATTGTTCTTCCTAAAGGCAGATCTGTTCGTGTAACAAAACCAGGAGGAGCAAATGCTTTCCAGGGATTTGCTAGAACATATGAAAGATTTGCTGGAAGCGGTATGCTTAATGAAAGCATTGAGGCATCTGGAGTGAAAGAATCATTTACTCGTGCTGCTAAGAATGCGTCTAATGTACCTTCGCTTATTTCAAGCAGAATAGTGGTAAATAAGATTTCTCCAAATACCGTAAGAGCATTAGCTGCTTCTGCGGCTCAATTAGAGGCTGGTAAAATATAATGGCTAATTATGCGCTCAGTGCAACTCAAGCAATAGTAGACTACCTTTGGTCAAACCTTACTACAACCAATTCAAATGTCACGGCTGGAAAGATATTAGAAGCAGATGACTATCAGGCAGATTTATTAAACGGACCAGTACTTAATATAATTCCAATATTTCCAGCTCAACAGGATATGATAAACTATCAAGAGCTCGGAACAAAAACACACATCGTTTATGATCATGTAGCAGACGGCTATGAAGAAAACTGGATGATATGTCGTGATTCAATGATGTTTACCACCTACTCTCAAGACTTTAATAAAATTGCTGAGATTCAGAATCTAATGTTAGACCTATTTAGAAGAATGGATGAATCGGCAAGAGATATAAATGCCTCTCTACCAGCAGGGTCACCTTTCATATTCTTCTCAGTCTCTTTGGCAGATCTTCTTTCTCCAGAGCCACAGAGAGAAAAGAACGGTTGGTTTGCTGGTCAAGTAGTCATTAGATACAAATATGGACGCCAGATCAACTCTTCTGGCAGATTTGCTTGACGGTGTTGCTTTTTAAGCAATAACCTAGTATTATTTGATTAACGAGGATTTAGGGCTTAGCCAGCTCAAGCAGTAAAAACTAATTTAACCGCAAAGACGGAGGTGTAAAATAAAATGGCAAATGTAAATAATATTATCGTTGGTGCCGCAGAAGTTTGGGTTTCAAAGCAAGATTCAACACAGGTAGCAGCATGGCCAACATATGCAGTACCTGCATTCACAGCCGCTGCATCAGCTCGTGCTGACATGAACGCAGCAACAGGCACAACAGGTTGGAGAAACGTAGGATTCACATCTGAGGGTATTGAAGTTCAGTACTCACCAGATTACGGCGATATTCAGGTTGACCAGTTGCTAGATACAGCAAAGCTTTTCAAGCAAGCTATGACCGTATCTGTAAACTCAACATTGGCAGAAGCAACACTAGAGAACCTATTGTTCGCTTTCGCACAATCAACAGCAACCAAGGATGCAGCAGCACATGGTTCAGATAACCTAGCAGGTTACACAAAGGGAACTGGTGGAGAGACTCTCGGCATGGAAGCTGGAGCACTCGGATCAGAGCCTGTAGAAAGAGCACTAGTATTTATCGGTAATGCTCCAAGAGCAGCATCAACTGGTAAGAAGAGAGAGCGTGTATACCATGCTCGTCGTGTATTGAACGTTGAAGCTTCTTCACACTCATACCGCAGAAACGAAGCAACAGTATTCCCAGTATCATTCCGACTACTTCCAGACCCAGCATTTTCAGGTGCTGAATACGGAATTATCGTAGATAGAATTATCGAAGCTTAATCTTAGTATTCTTAATCTCAAAACAAGCGGCCCCTTTAATTAGGGGTCGCTTGTTGCCTTTATACCATTAATTTAGTATAATTGGTAAAGAGATTAAGGAGGCCAATTTTGGCTACAACAGTATACGAAACATATGAAATTGAACTACAAGACGGAACAAAAGTAACCCTAAAACCATTATCAATTAAGAAGCTACGTGAGTTTATGACACACATTGCTAAGCTTGACGGAAGTCTATCTGAAGATCAGGCAGTAGATGTTTTGATTGATGCAGCAACAGTAGGATTAAAAGCTTCAGCACCAGACCTAGTACAGGATAGAGATAAGTTAGAGGATGCGCTAGACATGCCAACAATAACAAAAATTATTGAGGTATGTGGGGGAATCAAACTTGATGACCCAAACCTTCTAACGGCGGCTCTACTAGCTGGTCAGACTTCGATCTAGCCGCCATCGAAGCAGAAGCATTTTTATTGGGTCTGTGGAAGAACTTTGAAGAACTTGAGGAGTCAATATCAATGCCAGAGCTTTTATCTATTCTAGAAGCATCTAGAAAAGATAAAAATGAAGAAAAAGAATTCCAAGCAGCACTGCAAGGAATAAAACTGAAAGACGATGGTAAGGGCGGAGATACACCATCGTTTGAAGATGTTAAGCGTAGAGTCATGGGACTTGATGGAGACATTTCATCTGTAACAGGTTCTCTTGCTGAACAAGAAGGCTTTGGTATTGGACAAGGACTAGGTTACAGGGAAGAATAACACATGGCTGATATGGTTAATCTCAATTTTAGGGCTGATGGAGACTTCGGTCCTCTTATTGCTGAAGTTAATCGTGCCATGGCACAGCTTTCTAAGTTTAGAAATACACAACTACTTGGAAACTTAAATCTAAATAAAAAAGATTTTGATGCTGCTGTAATGAATTTCCGTGATCTAGTCACGGCAAGCGGACAATTTTCTTCTCAGATAGTAAATGTAACTTCTTCTACAGAGCAGTTTGGTAAAGCTCTTACAAAACAAAATCTTAAGTTAAAAGAATATTACAAAGCATATGCAGATTTTAGAAGATCTGCATCTGGTCAAATTCGTGCTCTTGCTGAAGAGCAAGTAAGAGTAAGTCAGTCTGTAGTAAAGTCTCTTGGAAGAGACATGAGCGGTGCTCAAAAGGCATTAGTAATTACTCCTACAGGAATTGATAACCTAGCTAATTCAGCAAAAGTTGGCGCACAGCAAACAATGATATTCAATAAAGTGTTGCGTGATGGAGCTACATCTTTAATTAACTGGGGTAAGAATACTCAATGGGCAGGTAGACAGCTAACTGTAGGTCTTACTTTGCCAATCATGCTGTTTGGAAAGAATGCATCGGAGGCATTCAGAAGAGCAGACGCAGAATTAACTAGACTAGCTAAGGTTTATGGCGGTATAGGCCAAACATCAACTGCGGAACTAGAAAAAGTAAGAATGAATGTTACAGAGTTGGCAAAAACTTTGGCATCTACATATGGATCATCTTTTGAAGAAACACTAGCTTTAGCAGCAGATATTGCTGCAACTGGTGCAGAAGGAAACGACCTTTTGGCTGCAACAGCAGAAACAACAAGACTTGCAACTCTTGGTGAAGTTGATCGTCAAGAAGCAATGAAGGCAACACTTGCACTTCAGTCAGCATTTAAATTAAATACTGTTGAACTTACACAATCAATTGACTTCCTTAACTCAGTTGAAAACCAAACTTCAACAACACTTCAAGATCTGGTGGAAGCGATTCCTAAAGCTGGTCCAGTTATCAAGGGTCTTGGCGGAGATGTAAAGACACTTGCTTTATTCCTAACAGCAATGCGTGAAGGTGGAATTAACGCAGCAGAAGGTGCAAACGCACTTAAGTCAGGACTTGGATCTTTGATTAACCCTTCAAAGAATGCAACAGAAAGACTTGCAGGCTTCGGTATTAATGTTAGTGAAATAGTAAATTCAAATGCTGGAGATCTTGTGGGTCTTGTCATGGATTTGCAAAAAGCTTTAGATAAGTTAGACCCACTACAAAAACAACAGGCAATCGAATCACTATTCGGTAAGTATCAGTTTGCACGTATTGGTGCACTTCTAAATAACATTGGTCGTGAAGGAAGTCAGTCACTTCAAGTATTAGACTTAATGAATGCTTCAACTCAAGATTTAGCTGCAACTGCTGATCGAGAATTAAAGCTTTTAACAGAGTCAGCTTCTGGAAGATATAAGAGATCTCTAGAAACATTTAAGGCTGCATTAGCAGAATTTGGTCAGCCATTCTTAGCTATATTTACAAATATATTGGATGTTGGAGCAAAGGCTTTAAGCTTATTTGAAAAAATGCCAAAGCCATTTAAGATGCTTCTAACTGGTTTGGCTGGAATCACAGCAATACTTGGACCGCTAATTATGTTAACTGGTCTGATGGGTAACTTTATTGGTTACATAATTAAGGGTGTTGCGGCGTTTAGACAACTTCGTTCTGGCGCTGGAGCATTTGAATTAATCACAACAGCAACTGTTGCTGCAGATCAGGTTGCAGATGCATATACACAGTCTACATACAATCAAGCTCAAGCAGCAGATGTTTTACGAGCATCTTTAGAAAAGCTTGCTATGGCGTATCAAGATGTTGCAATAGCTGGCGCTGGAGGTCCACCACCTCCAACTGGTGGAGGAATGATTCCAACTGGCGGAGGTATAGTTCCAACAGGTGGCGGAATGTCAGGTGGGGCAATCCCAACATCTCAAGCATTTGCTGACTATAGAGCAGATGTAGATCCATTAAATCAAAGAGCTCTAACTAAGAAAGAAGAGCTTCAGGCTATGTTGTCTGGAATGTCTCCAGAAGAAGCAGACGCATACCTTAGAGAAAGAGTCAAGGGATTCCAAAGAAATGTCCAAGACAAAGGCCTTGCAACAAACAGAGCATCTGCAGAGTTAATGCCTTATGCAGGTGCAGGCCTATCTGCACTTGGACTGATGGATGAGTCCATGATGGTTTCTGGAATGTATAGAGAAGAAACAGGCGCTGGAAATTTCTCATTATTTACAGCACAAGGCGGACACATAGATCCTGTTGAAAAAGCACGTTTAGAAAAAGAACTTTATGATAGAGCTATTGCAAGTGGTAAGTCTCCAGCAGAAGCAGAAAGATTAAGAAAGTCTCAAACATCTGCTGGTCCAGTTCCTATGCCAGGAAAGTTTAATGAAGTAATTGGATCAGCACCAGATCAAGACTATTTAATGACAAGAGAAGGTATGATGGCAATGGTTGTTGCCGAAGACCTCTTAAATGAAGACTATAAGGCTGCAGGCGGAAAGAAGAAGTCATTTAGAGAACGTGCTGCTAGATATAAGAAAGCTAAAGAAACTGTTCCTCTAGCAAAAGATATTCCAATAGCAGATAAGAAAGATATTCAAAAGCTAATTGATGAAAGAAGAGTTGTAAGCTCTAGAAGAGCTGCTCCTACAGCTGTACCAACAGCAGGCGGAGCTGTGGGCACACAAGTTCAAGCAGCCGCAGCATTTGCTGCAGCAGAAGAGCCAGTAAAAAATGTAGAGAAGTCCGTAGCAAAAACAGAAAAGAATATTAGACAGTCTGCAAAGTCTGCAGCAAAATTTGCTGGAACAATGGGTGCCGCAGTTGGTTCTGCAGGATTAGCAGCAAATATGTTGATGGGAATGACTGGTACAACAAACCAAATGGCTTCCAATATGGCCAACTTTGCTATGACACTAGGATTTGCAGTGCCAGCAATTCAAGGTTTAGGTATGGGCCTTAAGGGTGTTGGCGGAAGCCTTATGAAGGCTGGCGGAATGGTTGGAAGATTAGGAGCAGCACTTTCATTCTTGGGAACAGGTCCTGGAATGATAGCAATAGGTGTTGTTACAGCACTGGCATTTGGAATTAAAAAGCTTAATGACATGTATGCAGAATCATTAAGAAAAGCAAGAGCAGATGTTTCTGTTTCAGAAGAAGCACTCAATGAATTTGGCGGAGCAGCATTAACAGCAGCATCAAAGTTTAAGACTTATGTAGAAACAAGCAAGGCTTTAGCAAAGCAGCTTATAGATCAAAAGCAGGCTCAAGGAGTCCCAGGACTTCCAAGTCCAGATGAGATAGCTAAAGTCGAAGAGCAGGTAAAGAAGCTATTTAAAGATCAGATTTCAAGAGCTAAGGGTATAGATACAAAAGAACAGGCCCTAGAGTTTGCAAGAAATCTAAAGTCTACACTTGTAGCACAAGGCGTAGATCAAAAAGCAGCTTCTACAGTTATAGCATCTATATTTGAGCAGGCTGGACAAGAAGAATTTTCTATTCCAGTATTGCTAGACATTGCAGGAATAACAAATAAAGATCAGGCAATGGATCAGCTAATGAATGCAGCTCAGAAGACATTTGATGAAATTTCAAAGAAGCTTACAGATGGCGGATCCATCAGTCAGGCACTTGGGGAAAGATTTAGTTCTCAACTAGATCTTCTTTCTGCATCTGCAATTAATCAGATAAAAACATTTGAAGACTTAGATAACGTAATTAACTATTTGCCAGAAAATATGAAGGGTCTTACTATAGAGTCACTTCAGGCTACAACAGCTGGACAAAAGCTATTGGCTTCAATTCAAGCAACAAATCCAGAACTATATGATGCATGGGAAAGAGCAGGAAATCTAGCTGCGGCAATTCAGATGGCTGCTGCTAACTCTATGGGACTTACAAGCTCATTATCTGGAGTAGCAGGACAGTTTGATATTGCTGCTCAAAATGCAATGAATGTTGTTGCATCTCAGGCATACATGCAAAGCGGATTGCAGAAGTATTACGACAAGCTAATTCAGGGTGAAAATAATTCAATCTCAGCATTACGTAAGAGAATGAAGAATGAGTTAGAAGCGGCTGACAGAAGAAGAGAAGCTCTAGATAAGCAGATCGAAGCTGAAAGAGAAACAATTGATGCTATTAAGGAACAGGCTAGTGCTAGAAAGGAAGCCTTAAGAGCACAGCAAGAATCCGCAGACTTTGAAGCAGATCTCAATAAGATGAGATTGCAACAAGATGTTGCATTGATGACTGGAAACCTAGCTGAAGCAGCCATGGTTGGCCTAGACATAGAAAAGAAGATGCGTGATAGATCAGTCGATCTTGCAGAGGATGCAATTGATCAAAAGGCTGAAAGAGAAATTAAGCTTCATGAAGATAAGCTTAAGATGCTTGAAGAAGAAAAGAAGGCAATCAAGGATCTTACAGATGAGCAAAAGAAATCTATTGAAGATCGGTATAATAAGCTTATTGAAAAGCACAATAAGACAATTGCAAAATATAGACAGGATGCTACTGAGTCAGCTTCAACATTTAGAAAGTTGTTTGAAGAAGCAGCAAGCGGAAGTTTATCTGCTTACAAGCAGCTAGAAGAACTTCTAGGTAAAACTGGAAACAAGATCGATGTTCTTGGAACAAGCTTCAGCGCCTTTATGACTAAGACAATGGAGTCGTTTGGAAAAGCATTTGGTGACAGCCTTGCAACGCTACTTGGTCCAGATTATAGAGTTCAGAACGGAAAGATTCAGCAGGCATACAAAACTCCTGGAGCTAAGGGTCGTGGAACTGTAACAAGATATAAAGATGTAACAACTATTGCAGAAATGTTTGGAATTCCAGGCGGTGGAGTAAGTGTAAATCCAGATCAAATAAGCAACTCTGTGAATAAGCTTTCCACAAGCTTTGGAACATTTAGTGTTAAGAGCAAAGACGGTTATGACTATGTTGAGTTCTCAAAGAAGGGCGATAATAAAGTTTACAGAATTGACCCCTATGGAACAGACACAAAGATAACAAAGGATAGAGTTGAAGCATTCCTTACCTCAAATGGTTATAAGGCAAGCGAAGTTATGCCAAGACAAATGGGTGGAATGGTTAAGAAGAACTACAAGATACAGGCTCGTGGTAATGGAGGAATGGGTAAGGTAGCGATGCCATATCTAGTCGGAGAAGTTGGTCCAGAGCTATTCATTCCAAATATGAATGGAAACGTAGTATCTTCAGATAGACTTATGACTGCGGTAAGATCAATGACAACAGGTTCATCTATGAACGGCGAAGAATGCAACTACTACATTAATGTAAATGTTGCTACAAATGCAGATCCTAACCAGATAGCTAATGCAATTGAGGCTAAGATGAAGTTGATGAATCAAAGAGTAGGGGAGACTAGGTACGCATAATGCCAATTAAAATAACTCTTCCAAAGGGATCAATCCTTGAGATTGAGTCTCCAGTCGGAACATGGAATAAAGTTACAGAACATAATAGAGAGCCTCTTGAAGAAGCTAACGAGAGAATTGAAGATGTTAAGCGTATGGCTAATGGAACACTAAGAAAGTACTATGTTGCAGACAAGAAGACATTCAGCACTTCTTGGCAGTTTGTTCCTGGAGCTCAAACACACCTAGTTGATACAGCGTGGTCAGTAGATAACCTAAAGACATTCTTTGCGTCAGACCTTGGAAAAGGGTCGTTTAAAATAAGAATTAAAAAAGCAGATGGGACATATAATGGTCCATACACAGTAATATTCTCTCAATTTGAATCCACAATAGTTAAGCGTGGAATAGATACTTTTTATAATTTATCAATAGAAATGACAGAGGTATAATGCTTAGTTCAAACTCAGCACTTATAACAACCCTTTCTGAAAGTACTTCAGTCAAGGCTGTACCTAAAGCTGTCCTTGAATATAACATGAATGACATGGCCTACTCTGTTGTGGTAACCCCAAATACATGGCCAGCAACAGATATAACAAAAAAGATATTTCCAGCCTCTTCAATAGTAAAGCAATATCGACCATCAAAGGCTGGCATCAAATACTACATGCTTGGAGAAAATGCTCCTCAAGCAATATATAACAATAAAGTAGGAACAACAGTATATAACGACAAGAATGTTGCTACAGTTAAAAACTATATCCCAGATCTAAATAACATATATAAGTATTTTCTTACAAATGGGAATGCCAGCCTAACTATTTCTTATAAAAACAAATCTGACGCTGCTCAAAACATTATAGCCAATAAGTTTGTAATCAAGGTAGAAACTGGTCACTCTAGCCCAACGATTAACGTTGGGTTTAATGGAAAGACTGTTTATAACTCTACACCACCAGCAAACGGATTGATTGAAGTTTTATATAACGGAACAACATGGTCTACATCACATACAGCGGCTGGCACCCCAGATACAGCATCATCGGTTACAGTATCTGTAACTTCAGGCGGATATGCTGGAATAATTGAAGTTTCACCTAGATATGTATTAGATATAAGCGATAGAATAATATCAGTCTCACTAGATAAAGACGACTCTACAAAAGAAAGCATTCTGCCAGTTGGAATGCTTACTGCTAATTCAGCAAGCCTTGAGCTATCTTCGATACAAAAGAATGACATGGTTAAGTTTATAAAAGGCGATGCAATAGTATCAGACAAGGTGATGCTTGGAAAAGACGTAAAGTGCACAGTCTCATTCTTGATCAATGATAATTCTAGCTACTTAATACAACAGGGCGTGTATTACATAGCAACAGTAAAAGAAAATAACTATGACAATTTCTCATTAACATGCCTTGATGGTGCCAAGTTCCTACAGGAAGTTAACTGCCCAGAGATTATCATTAAAGATGCACCATTCCAGAGCATTGTTTGGAGAATGCTAGATGCTGCTGGCTTTAATAACTATGACTTTTCAAGTTGTCAATCTGACATATTTACTTCTCTATATTGGTGGGGAGACAAGACAAGAACCGTCTGGCAAACACTCCAGGACCTTTGCCGTGAAGCTCAAGTGGTAGCATACTTTGATGCATCTGGAGTATTAAAGTTTTTTGATAGAACATATTTTCAAAATCAAACATCAGCAGCATGGACATTCAACTATGACCAAGATGGTACAAAGCAGCCAGATATTATTGAGCTAGAGTCTGAAATAAATCCTGGACTAAGTGACGTAAAGCTTACTTACAATATTCCGCTAAGAAGTTCTCAGATGGCAGACTCACAGCCACTATGGACTGAACCAGCCCCCTCAACCTTATTTGCTGGCCCATATATGGGAATAGAAACTTCTGGATCAAACCAGTATATTAAGTATGCAAATACTGGAGTGTTTTCAATGACTACTCCAACCAGACATAACTCATACGTTTTGTTGGGCGGAGAAATAATTGAGTATGATGCAATTCAATATAGCACACCATCTGGAGTGATTGACGTTACATCATATGGCGACTATCTAGATATATACGCAAAGCATTCATACAGTGTTAAACAAACTGGAAAGCTGAGAATTAAAAAGAATACAGACGGAACATTCCAGAGACAGCTTTTTGGGACATCTGCAACAAACGCTACTCCAAACAATAATATAGCCTCAGAGATGAGCTCTTGGAATGCAAATAAGATATCTTTAAATAAGGCTGGAACAACAGCATCAACAATAAATTATTTGGTTGGATCAGCCGCTAGAAGCTCAAATATATCAGCACTTAAGCTTTCTGCATCAACATCAAAAGATGACCTGTATATTGTTTCGAAGCAGCTATCTCACGCAGATGCTGCAATAGCTCAAGTTGGAACAGCGATAGCATTTGATCTTAACAATACAACATCTACTGGGGTTCAGCAGGCTGGCGGAATGGTAGTTTCTTGGAACCCATCAACTCAAACAGGATACTTAATCCACGTATCATCAACCAAATCAGTGCAAAATTCAAATGATAAGACAGAGGTTGCTCTTCATAAAGTTGTTGGGGGACTAGTTGTTAAAACGCAGGCGCTGGAGTCAAATATATTTGAGTCTGGATTCTATGGAATAGATGTTCTAATAAAAAGAGAGACTGGAAAGAATACAGTTCTTTTGTTTATTAATGGGGCAACAATTCAGCTAGATGATACTGTAGATCCAATTCCAAATACTTCTGTGGTAGGAGTTATTGTAGGTGGACAATCTACAGCATATTATGATTATTTTTATTCTGGTGCAAGATCAGAATTTAAGCCAGATTTTATTTCATCAAGGTCAAGAGGCCAACTTATAGCCAAGGCTTTCTTTGAAAAGTTTAACTACTCAGATACTGTATCTAGCCAGTTCTACTATACAGAATTCGGAGATGTAATACGTGAGCTGTATCGTGGACAAACAGATTATAAGCAAGCCTATCCAGTTTTAATTGAGCCAACAAATAGATTGGCAAAAGTAGTAGCAAGCAGACTTTCTGCATTTAGAGGAGAGTTCTTTGTGTTAAATACATCTTCTGCAACAATACCTTTATCAACATCATCTGGAGATACATTGGCAATATATGGAGTATCAATAGCAAATGCTGGTCAAAACTTTGTTGAGATAAGAGATACAAATAACGAATCTAATCAAATAATTAATATAGAGACTCAGTGGCTTCAGACAAAAGAGTCTGTACAAAAGCTGGCAGACTTCCTGTCCAAGTTTTGGTCAAAGAATAATATCGAGGTAAACCTTAAGGTTTTTGGTAATCCTATTATTGATGTTGGAGATGTTGTGGCCGTTAAGCACCCAGACCTAGGATATACTGGAACAGAAAGATATTTAGTCAGAGCGGTAAAACATGAGTTTGAAAATGGTCTTTCAACCTCAGTAGCACTACGTTCGATTTATTTGGCTTAAATTGGTATAATGGAGAAGCTATGGTATCAAACAACAAACAAATAACAATTCACGAGGTACAGGACAAGTCCAAGATCCCCGTAGATCAGGACAGCCTTGCCGCAGCCTTAGTAAGCTCAAAGTTTATTGATGTTATGCCAAGCACATTTTCAAGAGGCTTTACCCCAGTCACAGGTGGTGGAGATGGAGATGGAGATGGGGACGGAGACGGTGAGCAGCCAACAGATTTTCCCGCACCAGAGTTCTCAGACATATTTATTAAGTATCAAAATGCATATGAGTCTCCAAACTCAGATGGAAATGCAAGAAAGTATGGGACGCTATATACATCAGGTGGATATACGGATTCCGTAGAATTAGAGTTTAAAGTATTAATACCAGTCGAACTAGCAAGTCAAGTTATTGGAGTTCAGGTTCTTAGTGGAAATGAGGTGATTGCTGAATCATGATTAGTGGATACTACGTAATTAAGGACGGCGACAAAGAGATTGCCAGAACACCTAACCTTGTTACCAATATAGGTAAGAGACATATACTTAACTATCTAGCAGATAAGATAGCGGACAGAGGTAGATTTATAGCAATAGGAATTGGATCTACTGCTGCTAATGTTGCAGATAGTAAGCTAGAGTTTGAGGTAAATAAGTATAAGGTCTTTAGTAGCTCTATAGACTTTACTAATAGTACTATTATTATGAAAGCAGAACTTCCACTACAACTAGCAGCAACAATTTCAGAAGTTGGATTATTTCCTGGCTCAACAGCACAAACTCAGTATGATAGCAAAGCTCTAACATATTTTAATAATGATGTTGTATGGACTGCTGGGTCATACATTGAATCTTCTGCTAACTCTAAAATTAATAACACTTCCTTTCAAATTGCATCAACAAATGGTGCAGAAGTTATAGCAAAGTCAACCAACCTAACATTTGATTTCAGCGGTTACTCTGTTGCAGATTCTTTCTCATTAGCGTTTTATCAGAATAATACAAACCTTCAATATATAGATTTGTACATGTATAAGACTGATTCGGATTATTATAAGTATAGAATACCTGGTGGCTCTGCAGGACATAGAATAGTAAACATTCCTATGTCTGATATAGTTGCTGGATCTGTAGGAAGCCCAAATGAGTATATAGCAAAGTTTGGTTTAGCTGTTAAGGCAAATACTGGAACAAGTACCACAGTAGATTTTGATGGCCTTAGAATAAATGATAATGATACAAATATTGCGGATCATGGAATTATTAGTCGTGCAGTTCTTGGTACCCCTATTACAAAAGAATTCGGGAGAATACTAGATATAGAGTATAGATTGGTGGTCTCATAATGCCAGGCCCCGACTTTGTACTAGACTCTAAAGTCGCTAATACCGAAGATCAGCAATCTTTTAAGATAATAAAGGTTAAGAATAGAGCGGCTGGAGCCAAAGAGCAGCTTACATTTAGATACATAGTAAAGGGTGAAGCAGACTCTATAAACTATGGTTTAAGATCACCTTTTATTGAATTCAATAATCTATTAGACACTTCAGCACCAAATCCAATTACTGGATTGTCTGCAAAGCCAAGCCTGGGTAGCTTTATATTTTCTTGGACAAAATCAACATCAAAAGATGCAAAAACTCATGAGATTACAATATCTGACTCTACAGGAGCAAAATCTCAAACAAAAGTATTTACCTCTGAAGCAACAAGCTATACTCTAACAAACGCAGAAGTTCTTGGAATATTTGCAAATACTTTTGTATCGACAATTAGGTTTTCAGTTAAAGTAATTGATAATAGTGGTAACAAATCAGCAGCGGTTTTCATAGATGTTGTTTTGTCGGACGATAGCGACATCAATGGCCTTTTAATTCCACCTTCTACACCAACTTTAGTAGCAGGAGTAGAGTCGGTAGAAGTTACTTGGGACGGAAAAAATTCAGCAACTCCATCTACATACTATTCTCCAAATATTGAGGCTGTAGATATATATATAAACTCTGTTAAGGTTGGTACATTTACTCCAGTTTATACTGGGTCAGTTCCTGCTGGATTCTCAGGGCACAAAATGTCTATCAGATATAGCGGCGGAACAATAATTCAAGCATACTTAATAGCAAGAGATAAATTTTCTAGATCAAGATCTTCTAGCGCTTCAAATCAGGTAACAGTACTTCAGCAACCAGCTGCACAAATAGAGGCACCGACACTACCAACAGGACTTTCTGTTGCGGCAGCACCTTTTGGAGTCACAGTATCTTGGGGCGGAAGCTATAGTGGTGGAACAGACTTTGACGGCTTTGCTGGTATAAATATTTATGCCTCAGCATCAGACTTAGGAGCCTCAACGACATCAGACATATCATCTAAGCTAGTTGGAAATATGGCTGTAAATAAAACATCTAATAAAGTAACTATTGGAATAGATGCTCTTAGACAGGCAACTGGGTTGGGCTCAGATACTGTCTATACCTCACCAATATATTTTTATTATGTCGCACTCAATCTTAACAATGAATTCTACAAAGTCGGCAACCTTGTAACATACACAAAGCTTGGTTCTGGAAATCCAGCTAAAGCAAATTTTATAGATTTAACGTCTGGAATAATATCTATTGAAAACTTAGTAGCTGGAAACGGTAAGTTTACTTCATGGCTAAGAGCTGGTGCAGATGAAAACTCTGCAAGAATTGAGCTATCCTCTAATACATCTAGTTTTATACCTAGTGGTGGAACAAAAAATATAACTCCTGGCTTAACAATATATCCTTCTGGAACAACTTCAAGCCCAGTATTTTCGGCGGACCTAAGTGGAAACGTAACAATAGATCTTGGATCAACAGCAACAACAAATGTATTTAAAGTTGGTTCTGGATCAAACGCTATGTACATTCAACCAGCTCATTCAGCTGGAACAAATAATACTAGAGGTGTGTGGATAGGTGGAACAACATTAGCTACAGCGCCATTTAGCGTTAACTTTAGCGGACAGATGAAAGCAACTCAAGCCGTAATCAGCGGAACTGTAAATGCTGGAGTTGGTGGTTTTGGTACATTAAACTCAGATGGCCTCCTTGTAAATGGTTGGAGCATTAATGGAGCAAGAATAGAATCATATGCAAATGGCTCAGCAAACAATCAAATTTATCTAGATGGATCTACTGGTGTAATTAATGGTGCAATATTTCAAAGAAGTAGTACAGATGGAACAATTACTATTAATAATAGTGGATTCAAAGCAACGTCCACGACAGAGTTTTTGCCAGGATTTAGTCTTACAAACACTACAACTGTTGGATACGATGGCAGGATGTCTATATATACAAATAGTGGTGATAGCTTATTTTCATTTAGTAGTGCACATATGTCAGTTGCAACAGATTTATTAAAAACTGAATTGTGGCCAGGATCAGTATATGTTAAAGCCAATGCAAGTTCTACATATACTACAGCAGCATCAAGCTATGGTATTCAAAATGAGTTAAATCAAATTTATTTTACAGCTTCTGGAGTTAACGGAGTAAATTGGAAAAACTATTATGTTGTTCAAGGTGGGACATCATATATATCATCTAAAATTTGGGGACCAACTGGGGCAGATATTACTACTGGTTTAGGTCAATACAATAGTTACAGAACGCTAGGTTTGTTTCCAGACGGATCACAGCTTTTAGGGCCTAAGTTTTTTTCTGGCTCAGCAGCAACAGCATCTGCAATAGCAACAGAAACAGCAGGAACGTTAGGTGGTACAGTAAATGGAGACTTTTACTTTAGCACAGTTTAGGAAAAACAATGCCTAAGATATATCAGCGTGTCAAGGGAACATGGACCGAAGTTAAATCTGTTTATCAAAGAACTGGTGGTACATGGACAGAAATACTTACTGTATGGCAACGTGTTGCTGGAACATGGGTAAAAGTATTTTCTGGATTAAAGATACCAGGCATTATAACAAATCCAGAATTAACTGGTGATGGATACTTAGGATCATTATTTACAGTTGATAATGGAACATGGTCTAATTCGCCTACATCTTATACCAGAGTGTGGCAAAGGGCAACATCATTAACAGCAGGTGGAACCACAATATCTGGAGCGACTGGACTAACATACACTTCAGTAACTGCCGACGATAACAGATATATTCTTGTTAGAGTTACCGCAACAAACGCAAGCGGTAGCAATCAAGTAAATTCAAATAGAATTCTTGTGACAAAATATCGTGCTCCAACAAGAACAGCAACAGCATTTCTTTTAACTGGAACGGCCTCTACAACTGGATCCATAACTGTTACAGCAGAAGGATCTACCTATTGGAATAACACAACAACTGTTGGTGGAGTTACATATAACATTGCTCCAGGATTTCCAAACGATCCAACACTAGATGCAGCAACGTATACCTATTCTTGGGAATATTTGGATGGCACAGCAGCTGCCAACACAAGCAATTCAAGTACCTATACATTTAGTTCTGCTGATTCTGGAAAGCAGGTACGTGCAAAGGTTATAGCAAAATCTTCAGCTGGCGATAGTAATCCAGCATACTCTGCATATTCAGATACTGTATCTACCCAACCAGGAGCCTTTAATATAGCTTCTGCAGAGTTAGGATACCCAGGAGTCTCAACAAGAAATATAACAGTAACATGGGGAGCTTCAGAAGGAGCAGCTAGCTACGAGTTCAGATTCGAGGGAAGTCAAGACGGATTCTTAACCGCTGGTACGTCACTTGGAACATCATGGACTGGATATACTGCAACAAGTAGTGAAACTACCAAAACATTTTCAGTAAGTAATCAATATAATGATTATCGTGTAACAGGTCGTGCAAAAGCTGGAAGTCTATATACTTATTCAAATGGTGGAACTTCTTCAAGTTTTATATATGTTGGAGCCCTAGGATCTAGTCCTAGTGTGCCAACTATAACTGGAATAACTTCAACTTCAGACATTGCAAACGGTCTACAGTTAAATGTTGCATACACTCTAACAAGCCCTGGAAGCAATGCAATAATATCTTTTGACTACTCATTAAATAACGGAACAAGTTGGACAAACACTACAAACTTTACGTCCAGCAATGTAAAAATCTACGGCGTTGCTGCAGATACAACATATAATATAAAAATAAGGGCAAACAATGATGATGGGTATCAGAGTGTTGCAAGCTCTGCCGTATCACACACAACCCCAAAAATGCCAACAACTCCAACAAACAGAATTATGAAGTCTTTTGTTTCTGGTCAGGGTACTTTATTTTTTACAACAGGTACAGACACTGCTTCTGTATACGGAGAGTACGACCTAGAATCGTTTTCTGGCGGAGTCCCAATTGCAGACAATATTAACGGATATGTAAATACATCTTCCTCCACGGCATATTTGTTAAATTTAACTGGGGCTTCTTATACTAACACTGGATATACAGCAATACTTATTCCTTATAGCGGAGCAAATAAAACTGGACTCACCCCTACCTCCCTACCCTTTGGAACAAAAACACTAAATGGATCAGACGCAATGTCATTAAGTGCTTTAACTTTAAGCACAAGAACAGCAAATTCAATATCCATGACGACAACTCCATCTGGGTCTTCTATGACACATATAGTTTTAGATGCATTAACTGGAAGTACAAGGCCTGCAGGATACCCAAAGGTTGTAACTGCAACAGTAGGGTCTTCTAACACATTAGTCTATGATGGACTAGCAGCTGGAACAACATATACCCTATATGCAACTCCAAGATATCAATACGCTACTGGAGTTACCTATGATATGGGTCAAGCAACAGCAACTTCAACAACCTTATCTGGCTCCTATACCTTTGCATTTGGCAATAGGTTATACATGTCAACAAATGGATATGTTGGCTTAGATGAAAGTGCAAAGGCATCGTATTCTTCTGATAACGTAACAGTTACTTCTGGAAGAGCTATATCTGTATTTAATGCCGACAATCAACAAAACACTGGTGGCAATACAACTTATATTTCTGGATTTACAAAATATTGGTCTAATGCCGACACCTTTGTTTTGCAGTATACAGGATACTCTTATGTTGGAACTGGATCTGTTGATGTTCAAACACAGCTTAGATTCCAAATAAAATTTTATACTAATCAAGCATATGCTGATGCAAAAATAATAATTAACACAAATGGAAGATCCGCAACAAATGCTGCTGGACTTTATAATGGTGGATTGTTGCAGGGTTCTGGAAGAGCAGCAAACCTTCTTACTGCTGGAACAACTATGAGAATTCCATTTGATGGAAGTGCAATAACAAGTGGAATTGCATTTACAGAAATAGCACAAGGTTCATTTTTGGACGTTGCTGCTTTAACTTCAGGAAATGCCGATCAAGGATATGCTGAAAGAATAACTGCAGCAAATCAACAGTCTGCTGTACCACCTGTGTTCACAGCACCACCTGTGTTCACAGCACCGCCTGTGTTCACCGCTCCACCTGTATTCACCGCTCCACCTGTATTTACCGCTCCACCTGTGTTCACCGCTCCACCTGTGTTCACCGCTCCACCTGTATTCACCGCACCACCTGTATTCACCGCACCACCTGTGTTCACCGCTACAAATGGAACAACATGTACTACAACAGACAGAAGAACTGGTACATGTACATCAACTGGTTGCGATACAGATTACTGCGGATCTGGAGCCGCATGCGTAGGAACCTTTGGTAGATGTGGATCAGGCGGCGGACCAATTTGACAGTAGCAGAACCATTTTGATATAATAATAGAAACGGAGGCAAAATGCTAACAAAAGAAGAAAAGATTCAGATAATTGAATCTCACAAGAGGAACCTTGATTATACAAGATATAATCTAGAGGTAAGCCTCCTAGAAGAAAATGCCCGTACAAAAGTAAATCAGGTAGTCGTAGATACCCTACAGGATCAAATTAATGAAATTGATTCTCAGAAGGCTACACTAGATGCTGAAATTGTATCAGTAAGCTCTGCTACAGAATAGGATAAATAATGCAAGATAAAGCGGAATTAGTAATAACCGCTCTACAACAGCGTATTGGTGAATTGGCCTCGGACTACGAGACCAAGATAGCCATGCTTAGAGCAGAAATAACTATATTAGTAAATGAAAAAGAGCAAAGAGAGAAAGAGGCTAATGAGTATTCTAAGGAAATCGAAGAAAAAATCTCTTCAGCCAACGATTAGTACTCTTGAGGGTAAAGCCTATCCTATTTCTGGAATATTTTATATTACAGAAAAAGGCACATTTTATATAAAGTCTTCTAAAAGATATAAAGTATTTTCAGACAGATGCTTTAGTTCGTGGAATGTAAAGGCTATAGACGCTAGCTTTGCACAGATTTCTCATATACCGTACGCAGGGATATTGGGTTTTAGGGACGGAACAATAATCCATAACCTTGGAGATGGTAAAATATATGTAGTGTCTGATAATAAAAGGCTCCACATAAAGGATCCAGATGCCTTCCCTAAAGGCTGGATCGAGGAGAATAAGATTACAGTCAATGAGCAGGAAGCTAACTTACACAAGGATGGTCAGGAAATAAATGGGAATTGAAGTAAACCTGAAGAAATTTAGTAATAGTGATCCCTTGGATTTTCAGCAGCTAAATGATATTATTGATGCTGTTATTCTTATTGGCACAAAGATGCCTACTATTGAGACTCCTCAAGCTCCTGGAGGAAATACTGGGGGAACAGTACAGACTTCAATTACTGTTGCCAATTCAGATAAAGTTACTTCTGCAGTTCCAATTACATCAAAAGCAGATGGCGGAACACCAAAGGTTATAACTTATAAAGATGCTTCTGGAAATCAGATAGTATTTTCAGCTCCTCCAAAGATTGTAGTTTCTGCTAGACAAACTAGCACTGGTAAGGGGCTTGCAATAGCTAATCTTAAAGAAGTTGGATCTGCAACATTTACAGTGCAGGCAGGATGGACGGCTCCAAGAACAACAAGTGGCGATATAACAATTGATTATATAGCAATTGGAACAGTTAATAAGTCATCTGCTCCTGCATCAACTGCAGGAACCAATGGAAGTGCAGGAACTTCAGGTTCAACAACAGGGCCAACTTATGTAGCACCTAGAGGTGCTTTTATACCAGAATAAAAATTCGTATATAATATACTTATATGAAGTGGTATCAGCCTATTCAAAGCTGGCACCAAAGAAAAACTAGTATAAGTGAAAATGGCTATATATTAGTTTGGGTGCCAGAACATCCTAAAGCCTTCTCTGGAGGCTGGTACTACGAACACGTTTTAGTAGTAGAAAAGATCTACAATAGAATATTAAGTAAGGGCGAAACAATTCATCACATAGATGAAAATAAAACAAATAATAACTATTATAATTTGTTTGTTTGCTATAGAAAGCAACACGATAAAGCCCATCGACAGGCTGCTTGACAGAAATAAGGTAATAACCTATTATATATATCAGACGACGAATGGTCGTCTATTCGTCGTAGTTAGGAATACAATGACAGAAGCAAAATCAGACCTTAAATGGATGATGGTTAGTGACGTTCACTTTCCAAGACATGATCCACGCAAGGTCGAACTATTTCTTAAGGTAATGAAGTGGTTTAAGCCACATGCAGTAGACCTATTAGGAGATATTGACGATGCAGACTCTACCAGTAGATGGGCATCTGAGTATCCAACAGAATTTTCAATTCCAGTTGGAGATGGTGGCGTTAATGAAACAAAGCAATTTATGAATGATATTCGTAAGATTGTTCCAAACGCTGACTGTCATTTTCATGACGGTAATCATGGATGGACAAGACACGGAGATTATCTTTCTAAGAAGGCTCCAGCTTTTCTTGACGTGATTACCCCTAAAACATTATATGAGTATGATAAGTACGGATTTAATTGGCACAACTATAATGAACCACCAGTCCAACGTTTTGGAGATATGTGGGGACATCATGGTGAAGCAATCTCTCAGAACTCTGCAGAATCCGTAAAGAAAGATGTACTAAATTGGGGAGTTTCTTTAGTTAGAGGTCACTCTCATAGAATGGGTGCTTTCTATCACACATATAATTTATCTGGCCAAGAACTTCGTGGCTATGAAATTGGGCATCTGTGCGATGAAAGCAAGATGGATTACTCAATTCAAAAGAATTGGCAAGCAGGTTTTGCCATTGCACATGTTGTTAATGATTATCCACATATGCAATTAATTCAAATAACAAAAGACTATACCTGTGTCGTTGACGGCAAGGTATTTAGCGCATAAGGAGAAACAAATGGAAGGTATTCTTGTATTAGTTGCTGCTCTAGTAGTTAACGTAGCAACTTCATTAATCAAGAATGTTAGAATGACTTCAAAGCAAAAGGGTAGCGTTGCACTTGCAACTTCAGCAGTAGCTGGTTTCCTCGCAGCTTTGATTCAGGGAGACTTGAACACGGGAGACTTTGCACAGACAGCTGTGCTAGTATTCGGTGCATCTCAAGCAATTTATAGCTTTATTCTTAAGGGCACACCAGCAGATAAGATCATGCTTGCTGCATTTGGCGGAACTAATCAGTCAGTAAAGCTTGCAAACGATGTATTTGCAGAAGTAGCCAAGGCTGTTGAAGAAACCAGGAAGGCAGTCAAGAAGGCTCCTGCTAAGAAAGCAAAGCCAAAGGCATAGGCTAAATACAAATGAGATGCGAAAGATGTTCTGGAACTGTCTTTGTTGACAGGGTATTTTCTCAGAAAATGCATGTGGAACTCTTTTGTATTCGATGTGGCAAAAGATGGATGATTGATAAAGAAAAGAGCGCATTCGGTAGATGGGTAAGCAACAGGGAAAGACTGCATCAAAACGCATTCGGTATTTCTTCCTAAATGGTGACCTACACAAGACTATTCATATAAATAGATCTAGTGATATCGTTGTGGCTTGGAATTATCCAAATAAAAAAAGAACCTCGTATTCTTGGAGCGATGCACAAAAGAATATGGAAAAGGCATACACTATAACGGATGTTGCCAAGATTCTTGATCGCCACAGAATGACAATAGACAAGTATATTCGTCAAGGTCTAATTAAAACTCCACAAAGAATATATAAGATTGACGGCAAGTTTGACTCTGCTGGTAAGTATATGTTTTCAGAAAAGGATGTTTTAGACCTGCACGAATATTGTTCTACGATCAGCAAGGGTAGGCCACGTAAAGATGGACTCATCAATACCTCTGGCCTCCCGAGCAGATCTGAAGTAAGGTCTATGCTTAAGCAGTCATCGGTTTTGTATGTAAAAGATGAAGATGGTAATTTTATTCCAGTATGGAAGGAAAACAATTGGTGAAAAGAAAAGCTAGGCAAGAACCGCAGATAGAGCATGTAGAGTTTGCTATGCATAAAAATAATACTATTTATTTAAAGAATGCTTCATACATGTTAGGTAGGGCTGCAGCACTAGCGGAAGCAAACGGTGACACAGACACCTTGCTACAGATCGCAGGTGCTTGGTTAGAAATTGATAGAGATTTAAGTAAGCGTAAGCCAAAGTCTAGTAAAAAGAAATTGCCTATGGGCTTTACAGCCGTAGGAGATAATGATACAATTTCTGATGAGGAGGATGCGGATGAGTGAAACAGTAGTAAAGGTGGACCTTCAGTACACACGTAATCTTGGTAACTATGAAAGCATTAAGGTAAATATTGGTGTTGAGGATATAGTTAGATCTGGCGAAAATGTAGATACTGCCACAGAGCGTGTGTATAAGTTCGTAGAAGATAAGCTTATTGAAAAGATGCAGGAAATTGAAAAGGAACTAAAGGCTTAATGGCTAAAGAGGCTGCTAACAAACAACCGTACATTTTGATATCCATGTACGAGTCCTTGTATAAAGAAAGATATAATAGGGCTCCTAGTATAAATAGATACCGTGAAAAGTGGGCTATGCAGGATGTTATAGATAGTATAGGTTTTGATAGAGCAAAAGCAGTCTTAGAATATTATTTTAAAACAAGTAAGAGTGGTCACCCAATACAGCACTTCTTATTTAACTTTGACAAACTCAATGAGGTTATGGTAGAGTTAGACAAAGATAAGAGTGCTAGAGATAAATTATTAGCGGAAACAAAGCAGATGGTGGAGGAATATGAACACAGAAGCAGCGGTAATTAGTGCGGTCTGTAAGAATAAAGACATTAGTTCATTAATGTCTGAAAATGTAGACGACCTATTTGTTGCCTACAAAGATGTGTGGGATGGCCTAAAGTCATACTATATGAAGTTTAGATCTGTGCCTGAAGTAGAAGTTCTTCAAGATAGATTCAGAGACTTTGATCCAATAGCTACAACAGCAGAGACTGGATACTACTTAGATCAATTAAAGAATGAATACTTGTCAGGTCGTGTCAGAAATGTTCTGCTAAAAGCTGGAACGTCTCTAAAAGAAAACGCCGCTGCAAGAGTTATTTCTGAGCTCCAGAAAGAGATAGCCTCTCTTGGAAGATACACAAATAACGTTCGTGACCTAGACCTAACAGATTTTGAAGATGCAGAAAGACACATTTTAGCCCTTCGTGAAAGAAGTGCGGCTATGGGCGGAAGCCCAGGAATTGCTAGTGGGTTTAAGGCTATGGATATAGCATACCCTACTGGAATGGCTCCAGGACACCTTATTGTGGCTATTGGATGGCCAGGTAGGGGTAAGACGTGGTTCACGTCTTATTTGGCCTGTAGAGCCTGGGAGCAAGGCTTTAAGCCAATGATCGTATCCCTTGAAATGTCTCCAGAAAATATGCGTGACCGTATTTACACTATGCTTGGCTCAGGATTATTTAGAGCATCAGATTTTTCTCGTGGTGATATTAATCTAGATGATTTTGGCAATTGGGGAAAGAAAAAGTTTGAAGATAAGCGTGGGTTTATCTTAGTATCAAACGAGGGTATGGCTGATGTTACGCCTGCAACAGTTCAGGCTAAGATTGACCAACATAAGCCAGACTTAGTTATTTGCGACTACCACCAGCTATTTACAGATACAAAGCGTTCTAACTCTGAAGTAGAGCGTAACCGTAATATCTCTCGTGAGTTCAAGATGCTTGCAGTATCAAATAATATTCCTATTATTGATATCACAGCAGCAACCATGGATGATATTTCAGATCAAGATGCTCCACCACTACTTTCTCAAGTAGCATGGTCAAAGGCTATCGAGTATGATGCTGATATGGCTATGGCTATCCACAAGCATCCAGATACAAATATTGTAGAGGTTGTTTCTAGAAAGAATAGACATGGAAGAAACTTTGCTTTCTATCTAAACTGGGATATTGATCGTGGAATTGTAGAAGAAGTTTATAATGCTCCAGGAGATGGAGAAGCAGTTGCGCCTCAGTAATACTATGGACTCACAGGTATATTCAGCATCTCAGATAAAGTCAGTTCTAAAGTCTATCGGAGTTGATATTATTGCGGAGACTGGAAATGATTTTCTATGCTTGTGCCCATTCCATGGAAACAGAAACACTCCAAGCTTTAGCGTAAGTAAAGAGCGTGGTGCTTTTATATGCTTCAATCCATCATGCGGAGAGTCTGGAAGTATTATTGATATTGTTAAAAGGCTTACCGAAAGAAATGAGTTTGAGGCAATTCGTTTTATAAAGGTAAAAGAAATAGAGAATGATGTAGATTTTGAAGATACTCTTTCAAGCGTTTTAGAGGATAAGCCAGACTTTGTTGAGTTCTCACAAGAAACGCTGGATAGACTTCATGCTGATTTGGCTGGCAATAAAGAAGCCAGAGATTACTTTGAGTACAGAGGAATCAACGAAGAGTCTATGAAGCACTTTGCTTTAGGCTATTCTTCAGCAATGAATATGGTTATTACTCCAGTTCATAGTCCAGATGGAATGCCAGTCGGACTAGTCGGAAGATCTATATCTGAAAAAAGATTTAAGAATAGTAATGGCTTGCCTAAGAATAAGACTATGTTTAATTTGCATAGAGCTAAAAAGTTAGGCGGAATAGTAATAGTGGTTGAGTCTAATTTTGATGCCATTAGAGTTCATCAGGCTGGATTTCCAAACGTTGTTGCTACTCTAGGTGGGCATATATCTAATGATAATATAAACTTACTTAATAAATACTTTACTAAGATAATTATAATGACAGACAGCGATGAAGCTGGAAGATCATTGGGTAAGAATATCGCAAACAAATTAAGAAACAAAGAAGTTCTTTGGGCTATGTATGATGATGAAATACTTTATCCGCATGGTGCTAAAGATGTTGGTGACATGAATGATGCGGAAATAAAACAATGTATTTCAAATGCTATTCCACATTTTCAATATTCCAATAATATGCTATAATAAAGACACAGGGGCATTTATAGCCTCAACTATATAAGGAGAAATAAATGGCAATTGTACGTGGCCTAAAGAATATGAATAAGACCTTGGATAAGCCTTCAGTAAATAAAACTGATGGACCAAAGGCAAAGTGGTTAAAGTTGGAAGATGGCGAAAGTATCAAGATTCGCTTCTTGCAAGAATTAGATCCAGACTCCCCTCATTACTCAGAGACAGCAGGTCTTGGATTCATCGCAGTAGAACACACAAACCCAAAAGACTATCGTCGTAAAGCATTGTGCACAATCGAAGATCAAGGTCGTTGCTGGGGATGCGAACAACATAAGAAGGACTATAAGGCTGGATGGAAGGGTCGTTCAAGACTCTACATTAATGTTCTAGTAGAAGATGGCAAGGAAGATCCATATGTTGCAATCCTTTCACAGGGTTCTAGCAACAAGTCAATTACACCAACACTAATTGAGTACGCTGGTGAAATGGGATCAATTACAAATCTCGTATGGCGTATCAAGCGTTCTGGTTTGAAGACAGAAACAGGATACACAATCATTCCACTAGCAAAGGACGAAGAGACATTTGACTCCGCAGGCCTAGAGCTTTTGGACCTAGAAAAAGCAGCAGTTCGTGAAGTTAAGTACGAAGAGCAAGAAGCTTTCTACCTATTCGGTGACGGAGAGTCAGAAGCAGATTCATCTTCAGATACTAGCTCAAGCGTAGCCTGGTAAAAATATTAGGGCGAGGGTCCTACGGGACCCTTGCCCTACACCAATTATAGAAAGAAGAAAATGAGTTTTACACACCTACACGTTCATTCATACTACTCATTAATGGATGGGCTTAATTCTCCTGCTGAGTTAATGCAGGCTGCGAAGAATTTGGGTCATACTGGTATTGCAATAACAGATCACGGAACTCTTTCTTCTCACAGAGATATGCAAATTGCGGCGCAGGAACTAGGCTTAAAGCCTATCCTTGGTCTAGAAGCATATATCTCCCCAACAGATAGATTTGACAAGTCCTCTAAAACAGATAAAACTGTACAGGCATACAACCACATAATCTTGCTTGCAAAGAATGAGAACGGACTTAAGAACCTAAATATCCTTTCAGAGATTGCATGGACAGAAGGGTATTACCACAAGCCTAGAATTGACCGTGAGGTTTTGTCTCAGTATGGAGATGACCTAATTGTTTTATCTGGATGCATGAATGGACTTATATCTAAAGCAATTGAAAGAGATGAACTAAAGGAAGCAAGAATGCTTACTGAGTGGTTCAAGAATAGATTTAAAGATGATTTTTATATTGAAATTCAACCGCACAATCCAGTTGAATTAAACAACAAGCTACTTGAGTTAGCTGATGAATTTAAGATTAAGCCAGTCATAACTGGAGACTGTCACTATGCACGTAAAGAAGATCGTGCAGTAGAAGAGGCTATGCTTATCTTGTCCACCTCTCCAAAGATTAATAGAGATGCTGATTTCGAAGCTTCAAGAAAGATGACAGACGTCTTTGAAAGATTTAATTACCTGTATCCAGATAGAAGAATATCTTTTCAGGATATTGATGTCTACATAACATCAAGAGAAGAGTTAGAGCAACACATGTCTTCTCAAGGTATCACAAGAAAAGATATCTATTCAAACTCATATGAGATTGAAAAGAAAATTGGTGAGTACGAGTTTAGAAAGAATTTAGATCTACTTCCAGTTCCAAAGAAGGATGCACATGCAGAGCTAGTACGACTAGTCTTTGCTGGACTAGAGAAGAAGGGTCTTATGGATGATCATAGATATATTGATCGTGTAAATGAGGAACTTGCTGTAATTCAAAGTAAGAACTTCTCATCTTACTTCCTAGTGGTAGCAGACATGATTACTTGGGCAAACAAGAACGACGTTATGGTTGGTCCAGGTCGTGGATCTGCAGCAGGTTCTTTAGTTTGCTATGCTTTAGATATTACTAGCGTAGACCCAATTAAGTTTGACTTACTGTTTTTCCGATTTATTAATCCAGAACGTAATGACTTTCCAGACATTGACACAGACTTTGAAGATCGTCGTAGAAAAGAAGTTAAAGAATACCTTCGTAAGAAGTTTAAGAATGTTGCTTCTATTTCTACATTTACATACTTTAAAGATAAGGGTGTAGTTAGAGATGCAGCACGTGTGTTCGGTGTTCCACTATCTGAGGTTAATAAGGCAATGAAGCAGATCGACACATTTGAAGAGTACGAGACAAGCCCTAACTCATTCTGGTTTAGAGAGAAGTATCCAGAAGTAACTAGCCTAGCAAGAGACCTGCGTGGAAAGATAAGAAGCGTTGGTATGCATGCCGCTGGTATGGTTGTAGCAAAAGATGACCTAGTTAAGTTTGCTCCAATTGAAACTAGAGCTGATGCAGATAATGAGGTAAGCGGTAGAGTTCCAGTAGTAGCATATGACATGGATACAGTTGCTGACATTGGTCTAATCAAGATCGATGCACTTGGACTAAAGACACTTTCTGTTATCTCTGATACGCTAAAGATGATTTCTGAAAGATATGGAAAAGAGATTAACTTAAATAAGTTAGAGCTAGATGATCCTGCTGTTTATGAAGATTTATCAAACGGATACACTAAAGGTATATTTCAGGCAGAAGCAACTCCATATACAAATCTTCTAATTAAGATGGGCGTAAGCACATTTGAAGATTTAGCTGCATCTAACGCACTTGTTAGACCAGGAGCTATGAATACTGTTGGGCATGCTTACATTGCTCGCAAAAAGGGCGAAGAGCCAATTGTATATCCACATGCAATACTAAAAGAATTTACAGAAAGGACGTATGGTGTTATTATTTACCAAGAACAAGTTATGCAAGCATGCGTATACCTTGGCGGTATGTCCATGTCGGAAGCAGATAAAGTTAGAAAGATCATTGGCAAGAAGAAAGATGCTAAAGAGTTTGATGAGTTTAGAGATAAATTTATTCAGGGTGCATCTGCACACGTACCAACAGAAACAGCAGAAGCTTTATGGCATGACTTTGAAGCGCACTCTGGCTATTCGTTTAACCGTTCTCATGCTATTGCTTACTCTTTGCTTTCTTATTGGACTGCTTGGCTAAAGCATTACTATCCACTAGAGTTTATTTTTGCTATTTTAAAGAATGAGCAGAATAAGGATGCACGTACTGAGTATTTAATTGAGGCTAAGAGATTAGGTATTAAGATCTTATTGCCACATGTTAATGAATCTGACCTAGACTTCAAGATTCAAAAAGACTCAATCAGATTTGGCCTATCAAATATTAAATATATATCTGATAATATTGGCAAAAAGATAATTGCTGCTGGTCCATTTAAGACATATAAGCACCTAGAAGAGGCAGCGGCAATTAAGGGTAGCGGAATTAACTCTCGTGCTCTAACTGCGCTAAATGCAATCGGTGCAGCGGCTTTTGAGGATAACCCAAGAACTGGTAAGGAGATGGAGAACCTTTACGAGTATTTAAGTGTACCTAAGTTTGATCTCGGAAGAGTCCCTCCTAATATCAAAGCTCAAGTTAACTTCATCGAGGATTTTGATGAACGAGGAACATTTGTTATTCTTGCTATGGTCAAGGGAATTAAAAAGGGCACTGGTTGGTCACGAATTGAAATGGTCGATGAGACTGGAACAATTGGTGTATTCCATACCGAACAAACACAGATTGAAGTAGGAAACATGTACTTCTTCTTGATCGGAGATAATAGAATTCATAGATATGTTACTATTGACGATGTTGCTAATAATATAAACGACACATTTGTTCAATATCTACATTCAACAAAAGTTAATGTGCCAGAATCTATGAGAATGACTGTTAGTCTGTTGCCATATAGAACTAAGCAGGGCAAGTCTATGGGTCACTTAATTATGACTAACAGTAATAAAGAATTAATTCGTGCCATTGTTTTCCCACAGGTTTATGATAAGCTAAAGGGAAGAATTAAGGACGGAATGGTATATATACCAGAAGTAGGAAATACAGAAGATGGAACATATTCACTAAGGAGTATAAAATAATGGATTACAAAGAACTAGAAGGAAAGATCGAAGCAGCACACATCCTTGCAGCTATCATCGATAATATGGGCGGAAAGTATGAGATACCAGCCACTATGCTATTTGCAAACATTCAAGTAGACAAAATGCTAGTATTAAACTATAATGAAGAAAACGCAACATTTGAATTAGAGTTGCAAGAAGCAGAGAAAGAAACAACTAATAATGACACTACAAGTAATGAATGATTATGGAATTGATGCCCTATCAGCTGTTCTTCATGAAACGGCAATCGAAAAGGGTTTTTGGGATGGCGAATTTACTTATGATAAGATAGGTAATAAGCTGGCTTTAGTTCATTCAGAAGTAACAGAAGTCTTAGAGGCAATAAGAAAAGACAAAGGTTCAAAGGAAACAGTAGAAGAAATTGCTGATATCCTTATTAGAACCCTAGATGTATATGCAGCCATGATGAATAATGGTATGGTTACACATTCGCTAGAAGAGATCCTAGACGAAAAGATTATGAAGAATCAATCTCGTCCAAGACTGCATGGCAATAAGTTCTAATGAACGATGACGCCTACCTACTATTTGGGCCTAATAATGAAATCCTTATAGTAATAAAAGGCACAGAAGATGAGCTCCTACTAAAGATAATAAAAAAGATATTATCTTCAAGAGACAAAGATATAAAACGCATTGGCGAAATACTAGAGAAAGATTTTTATGACAGAAATATCAGAAATTCTAGCACTGCTAGATCCAAAAACACGACAAAGAGTTCAGTCAGCCGTAGAGGTAGAAACCCTAAAGCAAAGAACACCTAGCGTTGGCCTAAACATGGCCCTGAAGGGTGGATTTGGGTATGGACGTCAGATCTTAATCTGGGGAAATAAGTCAGCTGGAAAGTCATCATTCTGCCTGCAGATGATTGCAGAAGCGCAAAAGGATGGCAAAGTATGTGCATGGATTGATGCTGAACAATCATATTCACAAGAATGGGCAGAAAGACTTGGAGTTGATTCAAGTAAGCTTATTTATTCAGCAGCAAAAACAGTAAATGACATGGTAGATGTTGCACAGCAACTTATGGAAGCTGGAGTTGATATGATTGTTGTAGACTCTATCTCCGCTCTTCTACCAGCTATTTACTTTGAAAAAGATAGTACAGAATTAAAAAAGTTAGAAGACACCAAGCAGATTGGTGCAGAAGCAAAGGATATGACACATGCAGTCAAAATGCTCAACTACGCAAACAAAAAGACACTACTTGTTCTCATCTCACAGCAACGAAATCAGTTTGGATCTATGCATGCTAGTCACATCCCCACAGGCGGAATGGCTGTCAAGTTCTTCTCTTCCACTGTCGTTAAGCTCTGGTCGTCTGAGGCTGAGGCAAATGCTATTAAGGCTGGTGTTAAAGTTGGCGACAAAATTATCGAACAAAGAGTCGGAAGACCAGTTAACTGGATTATTGATTACAACAAACTCGGCCCCCCTAATCTTTCAGGACAATATGACTTCTACTTTCAGGGGGAAACTGTAGGAGTAGATTTTGTTGGTGAAGTCCTAGATGTTGCAGAGCAACACGGAGCAGTTGAAAAGGGCGGAGCATGGTATACTATAGAAGGAGAAAGATTCCAAGGTAGAGCTAAGGCTGTAGCTTGGCTAAGAGAAAATCCTGAAATGGTAGAAAAGTTGAAGAATAAGATCTATGGCAAAGATTGAAGATCTAATTGGCAAGAAGCCAAAAAAGACAGTAGTCACTGAAGATTCGATTGAAATGGGTGGCGCATTTAGCTGTCAAACATGCAATAAAATAGTTGATGAGGCAGAATATAATCGTGCTGAATACTATGTTACTTGGGTATGCCCAGATGGACATGTTTCGAAAGTAGAACTCGGATAATGTCAGAGCGTGGTGAAATAAAAAGAGACGGAGCCAAAGCTCAAAAGAATTCTGGCAGAGGCCAGTATCAAAAAGGCGATGCTAAGTGGAACCAATTCCTTGTAGACTATAAGGAAGCATCTAAATCATTTACGCTTAATCAGGATAACTGGGCAAAGATATGTACAGATACCTTTAAGGTAAGCAGGAATATGCACCCAGCATTAAAGATTATTATTGGAACAGACTCAAAGGTTAGGCTAGGAATCATTGAGTGGGCAGTTTTAGAAGAGTTAATAGAATTTTGGGAGAAAAATAATGCCTAAGAAAAAAGCACATGCATTTAATCCAATTCAGATTAAAGACGGATGGATCGTAAGACTATACAAAGATGGAAGAATTAAGTCTAAAGTAGCTCCGTATGAAGTCAAGCATAAGAAGAAAGAAGTTAATAAGTGACAATTTTTTTGATGGGCCTAATGCTTGGATTTGTTCTTGGCTACGGGGTTGGATTGTTTATAGATAAATGGGATAGAAAGATAAAAGAAAGAAATGTCTGAGAGTACATTAGAATTAATTAGTAAGGTAACAGAGTTTAACGACCTGCATGAGTATATGCAGGATGAGCAGCTAGACAAAGCCCTTGCTATGATAGTTAAGCTGCTTATGAATCCAGATGTACCGTCTGCAAAAGCTCCAATGATTATTATTGAATTGCAGGCTCTAAGTGCTAAATTCGCTGTATTAGCATCTTATTACACAACTATTGCTAAAGATAAGACTGGCACACCAAATAATAATAAGAAAAATATTTATTACACTGCCAACGAAGCTATTGATAGACTAGTTGATGCCCTTAAGTATGCAGCGAGAAATATGTAAAATGGGAAGAGATTTAGTAACAAATTTAAAGTTTAAAAAGATAAGCGGCAGCTTTGACCCAGAAGTATTTGGAAAAATGATTGACGAAGCATATACTGCTGGAAGAAATACAGACAGATGGGCAAAGAAGCACACATTCTCTCCGAGTACAGTCGGTTATGGGTATGGAACATGCCCAAGATACTGGTTTATAGCATTCAGCGGTGCAGACTTTGAAGATAACTTTGATGCGATGGCAATTGCTAATATGGAAAATGGTAAGCAGGCTCACGACAGAATCCAAACCCTCTTGCAGTCTACCCATGTTTTAAAAGAGATTGAAAGAGAAATTTTGTGTAACGATCCACCAGTTAGAGGATTCGCAGACATAATCCTTGACTGGAACGGCAAGGATGTTATTGGGGAGCTAAAGACAGTTAAGGATGAAATATTCCATACAAGACAGGCTCAGATGTCTCCATCAATCTCACACTTAGTTCAGCTTCTCCTGTATATGTGGGTAGAGAAGATAGACGAAGGCTTTGTCATGTACGAAAACAAAAATGATAATCAGATATTGATTATGCCTATTAATATGAATGAAAGAAATAGAGAACTAATAGAGCGCATAGTTGAGTGGATGAGAGTTGTCTACAAGAATTGGAAAGATGAACTATTGCCAGAAAGACCTTTTACAAAGTCTAGCACTGTATGTAAGTACTGTCCAGTTAGAAAAGAATGTTGGTCTAGCGAGATTGGTGTTCATAAGATTGAAAAGTTGGATCTTCCTAAATGATATGCGCTAGAGAAGAATGCGGAATTGAGTTTGAGCAAAAGACTCATAATCAAAAGTACTGTTCAGATGAGTGTTGCAGAATTGCAACTAATAAAAGAATCATGGAAAAGTACTATGAGAAAAAGGCGATAAAAAGCGGATCAGCCAGGTTTTGTAATAAATGTAAGATGAAGCTAAGCAGATACAACTACGGAGTTATGTGTAATGTGTGTGAAGCAAAGTCTAAGTCTGACAAAAAGAAAAACCTATTGGAGATGCTAAATGTCGCTAGCGGCACTTCGAAAAACTAAAACTTCTAGGGTTGTTGGTATAGATGCCTCAACAAACTCAGTCGCCTTTTGTGTTATGGACAACGGTGTACCAGTCAGATATGGTAAAATAGAGTTAAACGGTCAAGATATCTACGAGAAGATATACGACGCTAAGAATAAAGTTCGTGCTTTTAAGGAAGAATTAAATGCAGACTATATTGCCGTAGAAGGAGCCATATTGGTTAGATCTCCAGATGCAGTAATTAAGCTATCATATGTCTATGGAGTTGTCATTGCAGAGTTGATGGAGTTTGGGGCAAAGGTTGTTACTGTTGCTCCAAGCAGTTGGCAGAATTATATTGGAAACAAAAATATGAGTAAGGTGGAAAAAGATGATTTCTATTCTAAAAATCCAGGTCGTAAAGATTCTTGGTACAGAACTCAGTTGCGTGAGGCTAGAAAGCAGCGTACCTGTGATTTTATTAACAATAAGTGGGGCATTGTAGTAAGTGACTATGATGTAGCAGATTCAATTGCTATATCATACTATGCATACGAAAAGTTGACGGACAGATGAAATTATATCAAAGCAAAGAATTCCTTCATAGAAGATATGTTCTTCAGAAGAAAACAATCAAAGAGATTGCAGATGAGTGCGGTGTTTCTCATATGACCATACAAAGATACTTAGAGCAGTTTGGGCTAATTAAAAATCAAAGGAAGTGGACTAAATGAGTATTCCAGTACTAGCCGTACCAGTGCTAAATAGATATGATCTGCTTATTAATATGCTAGATAAAATCAATTATCCTATAGATAATATTTTGATTATAGATAACGGCGGAGAGCTAGAGCTTGATCCAAAGTATAACGCTAAGGTTCTGAATATGCCATCTAACTTTGGAATGTCAGCATCATGGAACTTAGCAATAAAGTGTTACCCAAAAGCCAAGTACTGGCTATTTGCATCGGCGGATACAGTATGGGGAGAAAACTCTCTAGAGCAGATAGATAAGGAGAGCGGTTCAGATTATCTAATGCTTACCAGTGATAACTATGGTTGCTATTCGGTAGGAGAAAACCTAATCGATAGAGTAGGGTTGTTTGATGAGTATTTTTATCCAATCTATTTTGAGGATAATGATTTCCATGAAAGAGTAACCTTAGAATTTGGCAAGGAAGCAATCAAGATTTGTGATTATATAAAGACACATCCAGAGGTTGGAAGTCAAACTATTAATAGTAATGAAAAGCTATTAAATAGAAATCATCAGACATTTGTGAAGAACGAAGAGTATTTTAATTTTAAGAAAGATAATAATTTTCAAATTTCAAAAGGCTGGTCTCTATCTAGAAGAAGGGAACAAGAATGGGTATTATAGGAGTTCTTCCAGCATCTGGAAGTGCATCTCGCATATCTGGTCTGCCAAAATTTGCATTGCCAATTAGCAGTAGTAAGTCAATACTTCAGTGGCATGTAGAGCAAATGCTAGAAGTTTGTGATGAAGTAAGAATATCAACCAGAGCTTCATGGGCTCAGCTTGTCCACACCATGAATATGGATGTAAAGATAATAATCAAAGAGCCTTCAACAATGTCAGATGCAGTCAAGCATCTCGCAGGATCAGACAGCGATACTTTAATAATAGGTTTGCCAGATACATATATGGTTGGATTAGATAAAAATATGTATAAGGAGATGATTAATTCGGACGGCGATGTTGTTCTTGGAACGTGGGATTGTCATGATGAGATAAAAGGCAGAGTTGGTCAGATACAGCTAGATGGGAATAGGGTCATATCATCCAGAGATAAGGTTGATGACTGTGACTATAAGTTTATGTGGGGAACAATGCTCTTGAGAAACATGTCCTCTGCCATAGATCCAGAATTAGCTCACGTTGGACTTCAAATTCAGAGCTGGATAGACTCTGGACTAGACGTAAAGTCAGTAAAGCCAGGTGGGGAATATATGGATATTGGAACGATAGACGGCATTAAAAACCTGTATGGAAAGTTAGTCTAGTCAATTGAATTTGACATTTTAGTTGACCAAAAGTATAATTATTTCGAGAGGTAAAAATGTCAGAATTAGAAGTAACAGAAAAGTTTGACCGCATGAATGCTGTTGTAGAGCAGCATTTGATGGGTAATAACCCCACTCAAATCGCCAAGGTTTTGTCGATTCCACGCAAAGACGTGCTAGAATTAATTGATAGCTGGCGTGAAATAGTAAGAGATGATACTGGTGCCAGAGAACGTGCTAAAGAAGCAGTGTCTGGAGCGGACCAGCATTACGCTATGCTTATCAAAGAAGCTTGGAAGACTGTAGAAGATGCAGATCAGGCTGGCCAACTAAACGTAAAAGCACAGTCTCTTAAGCTAATTGCTGATATTGAAACTAAAAGAATAGCAATGCTTCAGCAGGTAGGGCTTTTGGATAACGCAGAGCTTGCTGGTCAGTTAGCTGAGACGGAAAGAAAGCAAGAAGTTCTTGTTAAAATACTACGTGATGTTACAGCAGAATGTTCACACTGTAAGGTAGAAGTTGCAAGAAGAATATCTAGCATTACAAATAGAGTTGAAGAAGTAGTCATAGTAGAAAACGAACCAGATGTTTGATTTTGATGATCTAATTGATATTCTGGACGGAGAAGAGTTTGAAGAGCGTCCAGTAGACGTTCGTGACTTTGTTACCAAAGAAGATTATTTGGGACTACCACCACTCTCAGAATACCAGTATACTTTAATTAGAGCGTCTTCTCAGATATACAAGAAGTCAACACTTGAAAAGCTTTACGGCGAAGACCTTGGAATAGCTAGATGGAAAGAAACTGTTAACGAAGTAATTGCTCAGCTTGGCAAGGGTTCTGGAAAAGATTATTGCTCTACAATTGCGGTTGCGTATATTGTTTACTTATTGTTATGCTTAAAAGATCCAGCAAAATATTTTGGAAAACCTCCTGGAGATTCTATTGATATTATTAATATTGCTATTAACTCCCAGCAAGCAAAAAATGTTTTCTTTAAAGGTCTAAAGAATAGAGTCGATAAGTCGCCTTGGTTTGCTGGAAAATATATTGCAAAAGCGGATGTAATTGAGTTTGATAAGGGTGTAAGTTGCCACTCAGGTCACTCCGAAAGAGAAGCGTTCGAGGGATATAACACACTTGTTGTTATTCTAGATGAGATTTCTGGATTTAGTATTGATAATACAACTGGTCACGAGCAAGCAAAAACTGCTGGAGCAATATATGACATGTATCGTGCATCTGTTGACTCTCGTTTCCCAGACTTTGGAAAGGTCATATTGCTTTCTTTTCCACGCTACAAAAATGACTATATACAGCAAAGATATAATGCTGTCATAGCTGAAAAAGAAACCATAATAAGATCACATAAGTTTAAGATGGTAGAAGAGCTGGAGGACGGCAAGAGCGGGAACGAGTTCTCTATTGATTGGGAAGAGGACAACATTGTTTCCTATAAGTATCCAAAGGTATACGCTCTAAGAAGACCTACTTGGGAAGTAAACCCTACAAGAAGCATAGAGGATTTTAAGGTGGCATTTTATACAAACCCCACGGATGCCCTTGCACGTTTTGCATGCATGCCTCCAGAAGCGGTAGATGCATTTTTTAAGTCTCGTGAGAAGATCGAGAAAGCGTTTGTTGGAAAGAATGGCGTTGACGAAATGGGAAGATTTGAAGAATTCTTCACCCCAAATCAAGACGTAGACTATTTTGTGCACGTAGACTTAGCTCAAAAGCATGACCATTGTGCAGTTGCAATGAGCCACGTATCACACTGGGTAAAGATTAGATCATTTAATGATTACGAGCAGGTGGCTCCTGTTGTAGTTGTAGATGCGGTTAGATGGTGGACACCAACAGCAGATAAGTCAGTAGATTTTACAGAAGTTAAAGACTATATTATTTCATTAAGATCTAGAGGTTTTAATGTTCGTGCTGTAACATTTGATAGATGGAACTCACATGATATGATGCAGCAGATTAAAAACTATAATATTAATACTGAGATTCTTTCAGTTGCAAAGCGGCATTACGAAGACATGGCTCTTGGAATTATGGAAGAAAGAATTACTGGGCCAGATATCAAGCTACTAATAGACGAGCTTTTGCAGTTAAGAATTATGAGAGACAAAGTTGATCACCCAAGAAAGGGATCAAAAGACTTGGCAGACGCTGTATGTGGATCCATATACAATGCAATTTCTAGGTCTGCTAAAGGAGATAGGGTTATTGAGGTGCATACATGGGCAGAAACAGTCGATGACAACACACACGTCCACACCACAAAAGACGGAGTTCCAAAAAGAATGCCAGAAGAACTATATGATGCGATAAGAGGTATGTCTATATTATGAAGAAACAAAATATAACTTGTAAATGTGTGGGTAAGCACGTTCCACTTCCAACTAAATTAGTTGAGTTTAATGGTATATCAGTATGCCCAACAACATATGAAAATATAATGGAATATAAGAAAATGTGGGAAGTTCTGGGAACAGAACCACCAGGAAACATAAGAAAACACTTTAGCGAATTTGTGCAGGACACTGTACGCTTAAGTATTGACAAGCCAGCCGTATTAGTTTAGAATATACATACTAGCGGCAATAGCTTAGTTGGTTAAAGCCCCGAACTCATAATTCGGTAATCGTAGGTTCAAGTCCTACTTGCCGCACAGAAAGGAGTAATGATGGCAAACAAAGAACAAAAAGGTAACGCTAATAAAAAGAAAGAGCCTAAGCTCTCTCTTAAGGAAAAGCGTTTAGCAAAGCAGCAGAAGAAAGACAAGAAGTAGTATAATTGTATTACCATAGTTTGTGGATGATCCGCAGCTTGGTCCTGGCCAACGTGCTTGTAGGTACCTTGGGATGGAAAATAGTTACTGCTGCCCAGCCTGAAAAGGCTGGGCAGTATAAGTAGAAAGAGAAACGATGGCCGAAGATTTTGATCTCAGTGATGAGGATTTTGAAGACCTCATGAATTATTACATTGAGATAGGTGCAGTTGAAGTAAGCGGCGTCCTTGAAGATGGACAATTTATTTACAAGATAACAGACTCAGCTCAGGAGTTAGCTCCAGAGCTATGGCAAATGCATACTGAAGCTATCGATGATGCCATGATAGATCTATATCAAAAAGGCTTAGTAGAAGTTGAATATGATGAAGAGCTTAATGCACAGATTAAATTAAGTAAAGAAGCAAAAGAATTAATGGAAGAGTACGGTTTTGTCGACATGGAAGGCAACGAAGATGATTAATTTTCAATCAATGAGCAAAATATCTGGAGATGCTTATCAAGAAGTTGTAAGATTAGACCTAGAGTCTCGTGGATTTATGCACCTAGACACAGACATAGAAATAGAAAATACTGGTTGTGAAGTCGACTTTGTTGCAGACATGATTGAATATGTTGAATGTAAGGGCGGATATAACGGAGAGCATAAGCGTCCAGGAGCCAAAAGAACAGATAATGTTAAAAAGTCTATAGCTAACGCAGCACTTATAAAGGCGGAAAGACCAGATATATATTATGTTGTATATTTTTCTTCAAAGCCCAAGCAAGGTAGCTACTCTGATAAGATGATTAGAACAGCAATAAAACATGGGATAGTAGACGAGGTAAGATACCTTGCCTATAATGGAAAGGAAGCAATTGTTTAATTTACCTCTTACTACTGAAGAAGCAGAGCAGCTTCAAAATTTTGTTACAGATCACATGAATGCCTGCTATATGTATTTATATGATGAAGAAGACGTCCAAGAAGGCTGGGAGCCTTACGATCCTTATGACGGATGTGAAACCTGCAATGTACGTGAGCAATTAATGGCTACATTTGACTGGCTTAGGTCTAGACAAAAGGTAGATATTTTTGTAGAATAGGCTTATGCCTTCGTAGCTCAGGGGACAGAGCGACGGACTTCTAATCCGCAGGTCGCAGGTTCGATTCCTGCCGAGGGCGCATTGACTTCTTTATTTTAATAAAGTATAATATAGATATACAAAGGAGAGATTATGCCAAAAGGTAGATATACAGTGGGTGCTAGAGGAACACACGGTTGTTCTGGATATCCAGTAGTTGGTGATACTGGCAAGGTTCATGGTTGCCATAAAACCAAAGCTGGTGCAAGAGCACAGCAAGCAGCAATATATACTTCTACCAACAAAGATAACTCCTACGATGTTGATTCAGCAATATTAAAGTGTTGCCCAGATTCAGAGATTGAAAAAGCTCAAGGTCCATGCTGGGAAGGCTATGAGCAGATTGGCTGGAAAACAAAAGACGGCAAAAGAGTTCCAAACTGTGTTCCAAAAGACAAGACTACCAAAGCCGCTGGAGATAGATTTGAAATTGTCGAAGAGCATCCAAAGTGCGAAGGTGTAGCACTTGTAGAAAAAGATGGAACAACCGTACTATGCTACTTAAATAGAGAAGAAGCAGAAAAAGCATTAGCAGATATGAGATTGGAAGAGCCAGAAGCATCTATGAGACCAGATCCAGATACAGCGAAGTCTATGGATGAAGATGATGAAGATGGCGAATCACACGACAAGAAGAAAAAGAAAAAGAAGAGCGAGTTCTGGAGAGGAGCATTTGCTTGACAATAACAGAAGAGTTGGTGGAAAATAAGCAGGAAGAGATTGAGCTTACTGCTAAAGATCGATGTGACTCATGCGGAGCACAAGCATTTGTTTATGTAAAAGGATTGTCTGGAGAATTATATTTCTGTGGACACCACTATGCAAAGAATGAAGAAAAATTAAAATCATGGTCCTTTACAACCATTGATAAACGTGATACAATTAACAAGAAGTCAGAATCAAGCAACTAATAGAACGGAACTGCGGTGCAAACATTTTTACCATACAGCGATTTTGATCAATGTGCAATGGTTTTAGATTCCAAAAGACTAAATAAACAACTTCTAGAGGGTAGACAAATCCTCAGTGCTTTGGCTGGTCAAACGGCTGGCTGGAGAAATCATCCAGCTACTAAGATGTGGCGTGGTTCTGAGTTAGTCCTGTATAACTATCTTAATGCTATTGCAAAAGAATGCTATACACGAGGAATTAAGTTTAAGAAGAATTTAGATGCAATTGATCAAACCATAGATGTATACTTTCAAGGCGTTGAGCATAACAATAGGCCATTCTGGATGAAAGATCAAACAATGTTGCGTAGAATTAATACTACGCATCAAGCAAATTTGTATAGAAAAGATTCTTATGAGTATGCAATTTTTCAATCAGCATACGATGATCCTCTGAACGATCCTTGTTGCGAAACATGCCTATACTTTTGGCCAACACATACGGAGTAAATATGCCTATATATGAATATAAATGTGATTGCTCTGAAGATATCATAGAGATACAAAGATCTATCCTTGACCCAGAGCTTATTCCAGACTGCCCTAAATGCGATAGCGCAATGAAAAAGGTATATAGAAGTTTTGGAATCGATCTAAAAGGTTCTGGTTGGTACTCAAAGGGTGGTTAAACAGTGGGGATTAGCTCAGTCGGCAGAGCGGGAAACTGTTAATTTCTAGGTCATAGGTTCGAGTCCTATATCCCCAGCATTGCGAGTGTTGCATAATGGTAGTGCTTCTGCCTTCCAAGCAGATGGTGCCAGTTCGATTCTGGTCACTCGCTCCAAGGTCTCATAGCTCAGTTGGTTAGAGCGCCGCCCTGTCACGGCGGAGGTCGACGGTTCAAGTCCGTTTGGGATCGCAAGCCTTGTAGGGTATAATTGTATAGTCAAGGAGAAAAAAAATGGCTATGTATACATACTTTACAAAGATAGACAAGGTTATAGATGGAGACACAGTAGATGTGTTTATTGATCTAGGATTTAGCGTTTGGCATAAAGAGAGAATCAGACTTGCTGGTATTGATACAGCAGAGAAGAATACAGCTTTTGGAAAAGCCCTTAAGACTTATATGATTGGGTTGTTGGAAGGAAAGCTTGTAAAGCTTGAAGTATCAAAGCCAGACAAGTACGGAAGATACCTGGGAGTAGTCTATCTTGATTCAGAAGAAAGTATTAATGATCAAATGATCAGATTAGGTTTAGCTAAGCCTTACGGCGGAGATTCAAAGGTAGGACTTTGGACTGAGCAAGAGTTGTCAAAGTCTACTATAGACGTAAAGTTATCATAAAGGAATAAACATGGCAGAGAAAACATACGCACCCACAGAGGGCATGAAGATTGCAGCACGTAGAGCCCTAAAGTGGAAAGAAGAAGGTAAAGCAACTGGTGCTGGTACAGCAGTAGGTTGGGGAAGAGCTTCAGATATTGTTGCAGGTAGATCCATGTCTCTGTCTGTAGTAAAAAGAATGTACTCATTCTTCTCACGCCATGAGGTGGACAAGAAGGGCGAAGACTTTAATAATACAAGTAATCCTTCTAATGGAAGAATTATGTGGGATGCTTGGGGTGGAGATGCAGGCTTTACATGGTCTCGTAAAATTGTAGAAATGAATAAGAATATATGGGCTGGAGTCTTCGTGGAAGAAAATCTAAATGAAGATACAGTTTGGTTTGACAAAGATCTTGACGAAACCTCTTCTAACTAGTATAATAGTAAATAGAATCTAGAGAAAGAAATTTAATGATACTTGATTATGACTATGCCCATAAGGTTGTAAAGAAAAATTATAATCTTTATTGGGATGGTTGGACTATCGTTTCATGGAGAAAAGATAGTGGCGGAATGTATAAGAAAAATGGAATTAGAATCAAAGGCCAGTGGTGCATACACGAAAGATTTGAAGTAAGATCTGACGGGAAGTGGGAGATACCAGATCGTTATGTCAGAAATACTTGATATTTTAGGTGTAGACAAAGAAGATATTAACTGGACAGACATTGCTACATGCAGTGGAATCGAAACAAATTATTTCTTTGATGATTATGAAAACGATGCAATCTTGGCTAAGAATATAGATGAGATGTGCATGATATGTCCAGTTGCTAAGGACTGCCTACTTGCAGGTGTTGAAAATAGCGAGTACGGTGTGTGGGGCGGAGTTTATTTATCTTTAGGTAAGATAGACAAGACTAGAAACGCACACAAGACACAAGAGTTTTGGAAAAAGTGGAAAGCAAGACATGGCTGGAAGTAAGGTATTTTATACCAAACAAATGGCTGGTGCGGTAAGGCAAGTAAAAAAGCCCTTTCCTGGAATCTTAATTGATATTGTTGAATACCCAGAATTTTTAACTATAAGAATGTATGAAGATAATATAATGTCCTATGATATTAATCAGAGGGTAGTTATAACCGATTACATAACATTAGTTAGAAAAGTAATAGAATCTTTTGGTGTAAGATGCGAGTTCGAAGGAGTTCCTGGAGATGGTAAACGAAAGTAACGAACGGTATCAAATTGTATGGCTTCATGAAGAGCAAGTTCATGGGGTGATTATGCAGTTTGGAGCTTATGGTTCGCTTATTAAATATAATAAAGACGGAATAGAATACCAAACCTACTTTGATAGTGATGATTTTACAATACTTGATGAGATAGGTTTCCTACATATTGAGGAAGATCTAGATGGACAAGATCCTTTGCTATAGTTGCAGTATAGCAAGAAACAAAATTAACGCAGTTAAATCAAACTTAATACCAAGCATTAATCTGATGCTTTGTGAGACATGCTTGGCCTCTGGATATGAGCCTAGATGGGCAATAGTTATTGCTGGAAGGCAGAGTGGGTCGGAATTGGTAAAAGATTATGTATTAAATAAGAAATACATAGGCGAAGAAATAGTGGCGAGTGAATTACTTATATGAATAAGTTTGAGAAGTTAGGGTATGTAATAGGATTATTAATAGCAGTATTTTCATGGCTAGGATTAATTATATGGTCAGCCATTGAGCTATTTAATAGGATTATTAATGATACAGGCGATCCATTCCCAGTATTGACAACTCTTTTTATTATTAGTATAATGGGTAGGTTGACAACAATTAACAGCAATTTTAGAAAAATTGTGGAATGGATTAATAAATGACCTGCATAGTTGCGGTAGTAAATTCAAAAGGTTCATATATTGCAGGTGACAGAGGTGCATCTGATAGCAACATCATATTGCCATTAGCTCACCCAAAAGTTTGGAAGACTGGACAGTATCTTTTTGGATACTACGGAAGCATGGATGGCGAAAAGGTTATGTATAACTTTGTTCCTCCAGCACCAAAAAAAGATACAGATAAGTTTATGTTAAATGAATTTACTAAAGCACTTAAAGAATTCTACGACGAACATTTTGTGTTCAGTACGCAGGATAAAGAAGCAGATTTTGGCATGATCATTGTCGTAAATGGATTAATGTATGAACATGATGCGGGTGTAATGTCTATGACAAGATTTGCAACAAACCATCTATCGGTTGGAAGCGGTTCAGAGTATGCATATGGTTCTTTGCATTCTACAGAGGCTTGGTCAGATGGTAAGAAAAGAGTAAGAATAGCTGTTGATGCAGCAACTAAATATTCAACCTCATGTATGGGGCCTATAGACGTAGTGGAGGTATTACACACAAAATGAATTACGACGACTTAGAAGTAATTGTTAAGAAAGTGGTAGCGGAGTTTGGAGCAGAGTTTTTTGAGAATTCTAGCGACCCAGAAGACCAAGAAGTTATGTTAGAAAACTTAAATCGTGCTGAGAAGTATGTGAGTTTTACTATAAATAGATTCATGACTCATTTCAATAGCGTAGCAGAAATGTTGACAGAATCAAATGACTGAGGTAGAATTCGAGAAAGAAGTAAAGAAGATTTTTGATGAAGCCTATACCCTGCTGATTAGAAAGCATCGGGATTACGGCCCAAAAAATATTTCATCAGCTCCAGGAGGGGCTCTGAATGGCTTAATCGTAAGAAAGCACGACAAGTTTGAAAGAATTAAAAACCTTTTCTTTGTCAGAAAAAACGATAAGCCGCAGTTTGAAACGCTCAGAGAGTCATTTATTGATGATCTGAACTATAGCGCAATTGCCATGATGGTAATTGACGGAAAATGGCCAGAGTAGGATTTGACTCAAATCCGTACTTTTGGTATGATTAAGACTTGTGTGGGAAATAAGCTCACATATAAACCAAATCAATTGAAGAGGAAATAAAACAAATATGAAGAAACTATCAATTCTAGTCGCTTCTGTACTTGGTGCAACAGTTCTTGCTGTGGCTCCAGCATCAGCGGCTCCAATGACAGTTGCAACATCAACAGGTGCAGTATCAGGTGGCTCAACAACATGGACAACTGTTACTACTGGCACATCAGCAACAACAGCAATTACACGTCCAGTCCCAGAAGATAACTCTATCGAAGATGGCGATGTCGTAAGATTTGTTGCAACAGTTGATACTGGTACAAGCGTATCAGCAACTGCTACAAATGCAACAATTGTTCTAGCAACCGCTACTGCAGCAGCACCAGTTACTGCAGCATCAGGATCTGCTTCAACTACAATTGCAACAGGTACAGGCACAACAGTAACATTCTATGTCTACACAAAGACAACAGCAGTTGGTACAGTTGTAATTACAAACCAGGGCACAACCCTTACATACTATGTACAGGGTACAGCAGGAAAGATCAATACAGTAGCACTTACTGGTAATGATTCTGGATCAACATCAAGCGTAGTAACAGTTACAGCAACTGCTACAGACGTATTCGGAAATAAGATTTCTGGAAAGACACTTACATCACTTATTGTAAATGGTACTGTTGATACAACAACTGCTACAACAGGTGCAACACTAACAAACTTTGGTTCAGCAGAATTCAAGGTAACACTTCCTACTACTGGTACAACTACATTGGTTGTTTCAGCAGCAACAGGAGACATTGCAGCAACAGTTGCTGGATTTAATACTCCAGTATCAAGCGTTGTAAAGTCAATTGCAGTTCGTGATCTAGCAGGAGAACTTGCAGCATCAGCAGCAGCGCTAGCAGCAGAGAAGGCAGGACGTGCAGCAGATGCAACAGCCGCAGCCTCAGCTCTTGCAGCAGAGAAGGCAGCAGCAGCAACTGCTAAGTTGGCAGCAGAAGCAGAGATTGCAAAGCTTAAGGCAGAAGCAGTTTCAGCAAAGCTTGCATCAGATAAAGCACTTGCAGATGCACTTGCGCTTAAGGATGCAGAAATCGCAAAGCTTAAGGCAGATACAGCAGCAGAGCTTGCAAAGATCAAAGCATCATTCAATGCACTCGCTAAGAAGTGGAATGCAAAGAATCCAAAGGCTAAGGTTACACTAGTTAAGTAATTCTGCTTAACAAATTTGGGGGACGG